ACTTGTACTGAAGTTACTGATGGTAGGATTTGGAGGCCAGAAGAAGGTTTTAGTAAAGATTACAAACTTACTATTGATGAGGCTGGATTTATTGATCAGTTTACAGATGCCGATATTAAAAATTTAGCTCATCATCCTTTTGAAACAATGACAATTCAAAAGGTAAGTATAGGAACAATATCAAACATCAGATCAAGTGATGTAACAGAAATAGGAATTAAAAGTAAGGTGTTTAGAAAAATAAATGGTTTTCCAAATGTAAATGCAATGGTTTCTAGGGATGAACAAGTTAGATATGAACAAAGAGGAGGAGGAATTAGTTTAGGTTCAATGACCAAATTTGTAGACAGATTAAGTTTTTTTAAGCTAGAAGGAAAACCTCAAACTCAAAATAATTATCAAGATTTGATTGGAGAAGTTTTATGTATTAGAGGTACTTCTCCAGTAGAAGTTTATAATACTTTTCAAGTTAATACAGGAGGAGTTTTATATGATTTTAGGTTCGTACCTTTAAACGGAAATTTTGTTTTAAGAAACTTTAATTCAGCATTGCAAGTTAGTTTTAATGGTAAAATGCAAATGAAAGAAAATGCAGGAAAAAAAGTATTTTTTAATGCAGATACAATTTCTCTACCTGGCATAAGTGGTTTTACAGATATAGAAAGAGGTTTTGCTGGAAACGCAATTACTAATAATCCAGAATGGGTTAGAGGAGGTTTAGGTGCAACTGTTACTGGAGGAGGTGTTGTTGGTACGGGTGGACCTGTTACAAGTTTTAATCGTTTTGATAATGGAGAAAATAAACCTTCTGCAATTGAAAATTTTGTTGCATTTTTTGATTCAAGCGATGTAAATAAAAGTCCTAATCAATCTGGTGCGTTAGCAAATAGTTATTTCAATACTAATAACGGTGTGGTTGCAATATTAAATCAAGGAGCAAGTCTTTGGGAGTGGGTTTTTCTCTATGGAGGAACAGAGATACCTTTAAGTATTTCTTTTACAACTCTTCCAGGTGTATATCCTATAGGAAAATTTGCCGAACCAGTAACAGGAACAGATGGAACCAGACGAAAATTTGCATTAGCAAGTAGCACTCCTCCAGATTCAAGTCGTCCAAATTTATTTGCTTTAATAAAACAAGTTGATCAAGGTATAAATTTAAATGAAACAACAAGTATTGTTTCTGCACAGAATATTGGTAATACTTCTGGTACAGGTTTGAAAGTTTCACTTACAAAAATAGTACCTTCCTCTGGTTCAACTTATTATTCTTGGCAAATAAGTGAATCTGGAGATGGTTATTTTACAGGTGATGAAGTTAGAATTTTAGATGGAGGAGGAATTGTTGATCAAATTAAATTAGTAGCAGTTGAAAAAGATGGAATAGATGATGGAACAAGTGGAGGCGTTGATGCTAATGATGCTTACTGGAAGTTGGTAAGTTTGAATCCTAATAATGTTATTGCTGATTATTATTTATATGACTCAGAAGATTCTAGTCATAGTTCAGGAGCAGAACATCAGATAGTGTTTATAAATGAAATTAAACATTTTAGAGAACCTCGTAAGATTGATTATCCACATTTAGCGATTGCAGGTTTAAGAATAAATAGTACAAAAGAAATTAATTCTTTTTCACAATTATCTGCTTTAATTACAAAAGGAATAAAGGTAAAAAGGTTAATCAGTAATTCTGGTACGTTTATTGAGCATGAAGGAGGAAGTGCTACTTTTGATAGTACAAATAACTTTGTTGAAATAGCACATGATTTACTAACTAATGAACAATATGGTGCAGCAGAATTAATAGGAATAAGAGGTGTTAATAGAGGAGAAATGCAACAAGCAGCCTTTTATTGTCTTAGAAATGGTTTTACATGGGACGGTGTTATTGATCGTAGATTTAATTTAAGAGAATTTATTTTTGAAAATGCAGCATTTAATTTATTAGATTTTTCTGTTAAAGGAGGGCAATTTAGTTTGCGTCCAGCTTTCCCTGTAAAATCAGATCAAACAATTAATTATGATGCTACAACAGATTCGAATGGTGGAATTGATATAAGAGCACTATTTAGTGATGGAAATATGCGTAATTTACAAGTATCTTTTTTAACTCCAGAAGAAAGGGAAGTATTTAAAGCTACGATTTTATTTAGAAAAGATGAGATAGAAAGCAATGGTTTTCCTGAAACAGAAGTTAGAACTTATGCCTATAAAAACGATAATCAAACAGTCGAACAGATGAGAGATTTACCAGAAGAAGTTTTTGATTTAAGTAATTGGTGTACTTCTGAAGATCAAGCTCATTTATTTGCTGCTATAGCATTAGCAACAAGAAAAGAAGTTGATCACGGTATTAGTTTTGAAACAACACCTACTTCAGTGTTGGGATTACTAGCAGGAGATTATATAAGAGTAATTTCAGAAGTAACACATACAAGTCGTTTTACAAATGGAAGTATTGATCAAGATGGTTTTGTTACTTGCAGAGATAATTTTAGTGGTTCGATTAATATTTACTATTGGACTCCAGGCAATTTAGGTGGCGTTCAAACTGGATCGCTTCAGGTTGGTTCAGATGGAAAAGCAACTAACGGATTAAGAAACGTTTTATTTGCAAGAGTTGATACAACAGAAGAAGATCGTTTATACAAAGTCGAATCGATTAGCTATGGAGAAGATGGTTTTATAAAAGTAGCTGCTAGTCATCAACCATTAACTTCAGACAATAAGCTTGCTATTCTGCATAGAGCTAAACCTACTAATAAAGGAGGTCAGCTAAATGAATTTTTCCCTAATATTCTCCTTTAACAATGCCAACTGCAAGACCCTTTCCAAATATTAAACCTAGTAGCAGAAGTTATTCTCCTGGTGAATATCCACAACAACAATTTGAATCTTTAAATGGTGTAAAAACCACTTTAAGGTATGGAAAAAACAGGATAAATGCTACGTTATCACTAAGTTTTAATAATATAACTGATGCCGATGCTGCTTTAATTTTAAACAATTATGAGCAAGTTAATTCTGTATATGATTTTGTTACTTTTTCAGATGAAAATGCAACCTTAGGTATTAATAGTACAAGTTTAGAAAATTTTGTAACAGAAAATGGTAGTGGGTTAAAGTATAGATATTCAGCTCCACCAAGCATTACAAGTGTGTTTCCTGGTAGAAGCAATGTAAGTTGTAGTTTTGTTGCTTGCCTAGATGCCCCTTAGAATAAACGCAATGTTTAGGATTTTGGGTCGTGCCTTTTTATAGCGGTCAACATGGTCAGCTTTTTATTACCGTTGATGGTGGTAGTGAAGTAAAAGCTGCAAAAGTAAAATCATTTGGTTTTTCTAGTTCTCAGGCTGTTCTTGATACAACATCCTTAGAAGATACAGATAGAACTCTTATTGCTGGGATGAGGTCTTTATCTGGAACGGCAAGATTGGCTTATCACAAAGATGCAGCTAATGATAATACAAGCAATATGACCTCATTAATAAATAGTTTTCTTAAACCAGGAAGTGCTGCTGGAGATGGAGCTAACGCAGATTCAACGGCTGTTACTTTTAAACTAAGAATTGCAGATACTAATAATCAAGAAATTGTATTTAGTGCTTTTATTACTTCTTTCAACATAAACGTGGCAATAGGAGAAGTTATAGAAGCAGACGTAAGCTTTGAAGCTAACGGTGCTCCAACAACAATTGATCTCTAATCGTGGGTGTTTATTTTGGTCAGTCAGGAGAAATTGCGTTAAAACGTGATTCTCTTCAAAGTTCATTACAGACAAGGCTAGATCCTTTTGATGTCAACACATCAAAGAAAAGGTTTAGCGTTGACTTTGCTGATGGATCGTTATTAACAGGAGATCAAATAGAAATTGAAACCGTAGATGGTTCAACATTAGAACTTATCAATGGACAT